TTCTCTAAATTTGTCCACTATACTTTCTGAAGGAAAATAAGGTACAAATCTACCATTTTTAAGAGCAGAAAAAGCATCATCACTAATTTGTCTGTCTTTAAACTCTCTTCTAATTACAGACTCTGGTGTTCCTAATGTTCGCGCTGCAACGATATTTTTATACATTTCTTTTTGAACATTAAATCTAGCCTTGTTAGATACTATGTATCTATCAATAATATCATCTGGTTCTACAGGTCCACCTTTTAATAAACCAAAATATCCTCCAGTAAATTCTCTTCTAGCTTCTCTAATGCCTTTTTGAAAATCATAAATTTTAAAACGTAAAGCTTTTTCTGGATTTACTTTAATAGGTCTAAATCCTATGAACCCTGCAAGTTGATCATCTAATTCTAATACCTCTCCAGTTTTTGTAGGAGCTTCTACAGCAGCTTGTCCTAATCTTAAAAATTGTTTATACGTTGGTGCTAAAGAATCAGCTAAATGTCTTAATCTAATTAAAGCTTTGTCACCTGGTGATGTCTGCTCTGTATATAAAAGTCTGCCATCTCTAGTTCTTCCCTGCCTAAAAGTAACGTTTGCAGCTGCTTCAGTCCAAATAGACTCGTCAATAAAAGGTGAGGCTATCTCTGCTGTAGCTTCATCTAAACTTTTTACAAAGCTTGCTAATAAACTATCTCCGTCCAACTCACCTTGTTGTATTCCCAAAGTTAAAGTTCTAAAAGGTCTTGCCATTAAATCATAAGCTAATGAGTGACTTAGATCTATGTATTTTAATGTTCCATCATCATCTCTTACAGGGACTATTGTAGAATTTTTTGACCAATCAGGGACGAACTGTCTTAATGCTTGAAGCTCATCTTCACTAACATCATACGCAGCTTTAGCTGTTTCTGTTATTGCAGCTGGAAATACAGTCATGGTGGTTGCCATACCTGTTATTCTTTTTAAACCTGTTGCATACATGATATTATCATTCTTTACAAAAGCATTGGCTTCAATATCAAAAACCACAGGTGTAATGTTAGAACCCCTTGTAGGTCTAGAGTGTTTCATTTCTTTAATAGCTTGAAAACCAATACCAGTGGTTGTTCTTATCATCTCTGAAGGAAACGACATAAAGTTACCAAACGGTAGGTTTCTAGCTAGTTTTACGTAATTACCTACATAATCATAATTAGGCACTGTATTTTTAACTATGTCAGCTGCTTCTTGTTTTATTTCTTTCATAGTTTTACTTACATTATTTTTAGTGTATGCATTTTTTAATCTACCATATTCACCTGCGTAGTTTAATATTTTAAAGAAATCATCCTCTGCAATGTATTGACCTTGAAATCTTCTAAACGCTCCTTTAGCAAAAGATTGGAGTCTACTCATCATAGGTTTAAGACCTGAATCTATATCAACAGATTTAGCACCAAAACCCATATCTCTAAATAAATTTTTTAAATCTCCTACCTGCACTTGAGAGTTTACTACACCAAGCTCTAATAATTCTCTGTATATAGCTTCTTGTTCTTTAGTAGATCTTTCACCAAATTTAACTATTCCAGCCAATGCACGTGGACCTAAACCCCCTAATGCTTCATCAAAACCTTGTTGCACTAGTTTTGGATTAAACATAATTCCATTTGCTGCACTAAATGCAGCTGCACTAATAAAATTTCTTAAGTGTGTTGGTATAGATAAAACTGTTTTGGCAAGTTGTGATACACCTTTAGGAAATAAAAGAAGAGACCTATATAAAGTTGTGGCTACATTTTTAGCTACATTTGTTTTTCCCTCTGCTTGAATAACACCAAGAGCTGAATTTAATTTACCCTGAACACCAGTTGCATTTTGAAGAGCTTCAAATATTTCTCTTGTAGTAAATTTTTTAGCTAAAGGATTAGAAATTATACCATTTTGAGTTAGTTCACTCATTAAAGGATCTAATGATACTATCTCAACTTGTCCATTTGTAGCCGCTCTTGCTTCCCCTTGTGATCCCCAAAAAAATCCTCTGCCACGAGGCCCCGCACCTGCTTGAATTCTAGAATTTGTTTGATTTATATCATTTAAAAATTTAACAGTTCTACCTAAAGAAGATAAAGAACCCATTCCTT